CGAGTTTTGGTGTCAATCTTTTTTAAATTACTAAGTGCGCCTTCGTCCCAAATTCTTTCACCTTCCCATCCTCTCGAATACATGTAACCAACAATTACCCATATCATGTCGAAACATGCATCAATGGTTTCTCTGTCATCATTGTCAAGTCGAGCGGCACAGAATTCATTGTATTCTTCTGTAATTAACCTGTGGTATAATAATGCTTGTTCATCGTTATTCTTGGACACAGTTTGTTCTGCAGCACGCATAAAGACCTGCACATCAGTAAACACTTTACTCATATTAAACCTTTTTTGTCAACTCAGATTGATAAGTTCTTTGTCTTAACTCGGAAGAACTAAACCGATGGGTGCGAGAATTGTAATATGTTTTAATACCACGGGTGTCACAGATATCACGACCTGTTAAATGTTTGTCTTTATATTCTTCACCACAAATACGCATACTAATGGGTAAAAACATTAACAAATCTTCGAGGTCTTTTTCGGTATCATAGACGATAATCTCATCTACAAATTTGACAGCAGAAAGTTGAACATATCTTTCTACAATTGATTGAACTGGTTTGTTTTTGATTTCTGGTCTATCGATTGTTGGATCTGTTTGCAAACCAACAATAAGATAATCACAGATTGACTTGCACTCAGCAAGCATTAGAATATGACCTGCATGAAGAAGGTCAAAAGTAGAACAGGTAAAGCCGATTGGCCGACCAATCATATCATCAGGTAATACTAGCATCATATAACTCCATAGTAAAAAAAGAACCGGTGCGTGCCTAGGCAGAGGCACCGGCCGTGTTACATTTATTTAGTTATCGATTCATCACATACATTGTGATTTCGAAACCAAAACGCATATCAGTTGCTGTTGGTGTTGTCCACATAATAATCTCCTTTATAAAAGAGTGGAATTATTTCCACACCTCTATATTATACTAAACTACAATAAATTTCAATAGAGAAAAGCATGAATTTATTATAGTTAAATTTACTTATTGTTCCGCTTTATGTGCTTCCAATTCATCGATTTTTTTAATAATTATTTTGCCATCTTTTTCGGAGATATCTAATGTGTCGCCTTCTTTCCAACCCATTTCTTCTAACAACTCAGGTGGCAATTCAATGATTGCATCACCATTATCGCATATTTCAACTACTTTTGAGGTAAATGTTTTCATTTTATTTCTTTGTTAAATCGGCAAGTTCTTTGTAACCGGCATATGTTGGATGCACACCATCACCAGAAATTTTATCTTTTGGTCTTTCAATCACAACATCACCCCATGCTTTAGCAACTTCTTTGATGATTTCAAATTTTTCTGGCTTTTTTGTTTCAGAGGGAAGTATCCAATACACTTTACCTTTAATATTCTCTCTAATTGAATTGGCATACTTAATTGTGTCGATACTTTTCGTATCGTTAGGTCCAATGCTGATGATTGTAGTTCCAACTTGTTTCTGTTCACCCAACATTGTTTTGTGTTTATTGTAAAAGTCCCTACTGTTAATGCCAGACTTAACATATGCAACACATTCTTTTCTTATTTGTGATACACCAACTGCAATTGAATCACCAAGTATCAAACAGTCTAACATTTTTTCACCTCTAAATTACACTTCGTTAAAAAATCAATTCCTTTTTCATCACGATAACTGTTGCGATAAAAAACACTTTTGATGCCAGATTGATAAATTAATTTTGCACAATCAAGGCATGGTGCATGTGTTACAAACAAAGATGCGCCTTCACTTGAATTGGTGCTCTGTGCAATCTTTGCCAATGCATTTGTTTCTGCATGAAGGACTTCTGATTTAGTTTTCAAGTTGTAAGGATTACCACTATCTTCCTCTTGATATTCCCATTCATTGTTATCAATTGACCATTCGTTTGCATAAACTTTATATTCACAGTCGTTTGTCCAACCAGAAGGCATTCCATTATAACCAATACCAATGATTGTGTTATCTTTTACAACAACACATCCTACTTGTAATCTTTTTGCAGATGAAAGTTTAGAATAAACCTCGGCTGCTGCCATATGGGCATCAACAAATTTCTGCTTCATGCTTGAGCAGATTCTTTTTTATTTTTCTTTTCGGATTTAAACGGGACTGAAGAAGCAAGTTGTGCTTCAATCATGGCGTTTTTATAATCAGACCTTTTAATTGGGTCGACAATAGTTGCCAAGAATCGTTTTGTTTGTTTGTTTAGTTTGAAATTTTTATCACGCTTTACCATAATATCTCCATAATTTAAAAAGTGGGGCGAAATGCCCCACTCGGTTACGCAGCTGACTTCTCTTGTAGAAGTTGTGGTTTAAATTCTTTCAAATTTTCACCAATAGCAATCTTGCGTGGTTTCTTGTGTTCAGGAATAATATTCTCCAAACCAATTCTGAGAATACCATCTTTGAACTCAGCACCTTTCACTTCGATTGTATCTGCAATAGTGAGTGTTTTGGTGAAAGACCTTGTACCAATACCTTTGTGTAGATATTGCACATTGCTTTCTTTTTCATCTTTCTCACCTTTCACAGTTAATGTACCTTCTTCAACTGAGATTTCAATTTCATCTTTAGAAAAACCTGCAACGGCCAATTCTACGATGTAACGAGATTCATCCAGTTTAAGAATGTTATGTGGTGGGAAATTAGAAACTGATTTTTGGACATCCATGCTCATTAGTCTTTCAACATCATCGAAAAACTTATCAAAACCCAAAGTTGATTGGGTTAATGGTCCAAATGAAATACGACCTAGTGTCATAGTTTTTTCTCCTTTTAAGCGAGTTATCAAAAGCGGCGACCCATTTGGCATCGCCTTCCATATTTATATTCAAATCAATAATCTATTGATTTTTTACCTATATTGTATTTTGTGATTAGTTGCCAATCATCTTTTTCTTTGAAAGAAATAATCTTTATTTGATGTAAAGGTGCAATATTATCTTTCATCAAAATTGGATTAAGAATCTCTACAAGACCCCATTCTTCTAGGAGTTTTGCAATTGCGTTTCTTCTTTGAATATCATTTTCAGTCAAATTAGATGGTTTTCCATCTAACGCAAATAACTCTTTGAAATGCACGATATAATATCTGCCTTGCTTATGCAGAATGTGGCATGACTGGTACAACACTTTTTCCTTGCGGGAAGATACGCCAATCCTGGTAAGTGTTTCTCTTACCTTTAAAAAATCATCCTGTTCCGTCAAGGTGACTTCTATAAATTTAGACAAGTCTACCATCATTACCTCTTAGTCAATCCACCCGTTTGGGTTTGTTCTTTTAGTTGTTGGATTTGTTCTTTGCTAAGCAAGCGGAGCGCTTCACGGGCTTTTGTATCGGAGAAACCAAAGACAGTCTTTATACATTCCAAATCGTCACTTTTCTCAGATTTTATCCACTTCGCAAACGGTCGTTTCTGTGACCTGACGGTATTTAGTAAAAAGTCATTTTGCAACTTCTTGTCGATAAAATGTCTGCGGTTCATCTCATTTGCATACAAAACGCAGTCTTTATGATAAGATAAGCTACGATTTACCAAAAAAGAAACATAGTCTTTTTCTGTAATTTCATCGACAATTAACTGTTTCTTATTTTGTAGTATTGCATTAACATAATCAAAAGGGTTACTCATGTCAACATCCTAATCAGACCAATGGTATCGATGGTAGTGAGTAAAACATAATTAGCAAGGAGGCCAAATGATTTCCGAGTATAAGCAGCCCAAGCATACAAAGCACACCCAATAATCCAAATAGGGTAAAGAACAAGTAACGGAGGGTTCGGTACCGTAAGAGCCATCGTAACACTACAGCCAATGCTAATACCCCAAGCAAAAAGTTCAACAATAAAACGCCAACGATTAGACTGCCAATCATCTTTTATCCATTCGAATATTCCGGTAAATACATCATTCATACAAACTCACAATTTACCATCAACTCAGTTAAGCAGGCAACAGTATTAATTTCTTGGTCTGCAACAAACGCAGCCTTGTATTGATAGTCAGCGAGAATCAAAACTGCTTGTGGAATTGATGCGGGTTTCATTGTATCATACATTGCATCATATAATTTACGGAACAATGTATTACTATCTATTTCATTTGATGCAACCCATTTACGAATCGCACCAAAATCTTTTTGTTGAACAAACTTTACAATTTCTGTAATCGATACATCACCAATTTGTGCAAGAATACCAGTATCAATCTTACCAAATTGTGAATATCGTTGAAGTTCATTTAATACACGGCGAAAATCTGGAAAATGTTTCTTAACAAGTTCTGCAATAACCGCATCATCAAAGTCAACTTTTTCACTTTGCAAAATTGTCTGAGTTCTCTTAAAGAACGCAGATGCCATCTTGGCTTTCTCACCATTCTTTAAACCAAATTCAATAACTGCACACCGAGAGTGAAGTGGTTCAATGATACGATTCTTGTAATTACAAGTAAAGATGAATGAACAGTTCGGTGCGAATTCTTCAATCGCATTACGAAGCGCAGGTTGAGTTGAATTTGGATTTAGATAATCTGCTTCATCAATAATGATGACCTTACGACCACCAGATAGTGACATAGATGAGGCATAGTTTTTGATTTTGGTTCTGAAAGTATCAATGCCACTTTCATCAGAACCATTGATAACCATGAAGTCGCAACCGATTTCGTTGCACATTGCTTTTGCTACTGTTGTCTTTCCTACGCCTGCACCACCACTCAATAAGAGATTAGGAATCTGTTTCTGATTCACATATTCTTGAAATGGTTTCTTTAGGCGTTCAGGTAGAATACAATCTTCGATTGTTTGTGGACGATACTTCTCTGTCCAAAGTAGATGTTCCATAATAACCTTTCACATAAATCATAATTTAAAAGTGGGGCTTTCGCCCCACATCTTACGCAACTCTACGAACTCTGTCGCTTTGTGTGCGATTTTCGTCTTTTGATAACGCTTCAATGTTACCAATTACACGCTTACCACCTTTTGAAACAGGAACGATTTCGTTTATTTCAACTTCATCTGACAATGAAAGTGGTACATCAAGTGCTACAAGTGCCTCATCACGGGACATTGTATCTCTCGAACCCGTCTTAGCAATTATATTCAATTTTTCTAGTTCTGTCAAGCCGTTATTCAAATCTTCAAGGAGATATTGAACACGAGCCCAACTATCAAAGGTATACTTCGAACCGCCATCACCTTTTACACTCTCTTTACGAGCATGCTTTTGGTCTGCATTGTGTTTGGCAAATGACCAGTCGTGTATCTGATACTTAGTCTTACCTGTTGCGTTCTTATAAGGAACTTTTGTGCCTGGTGTATTGATTCGTTTAAATTCTTCATCAAAGAACCATTTCACAAATAAGGTAGGGTCAGTAACTTTATAGTTACCATCGATTTCTTTTTTCTTACCCCAAACATTTCCTTTTTGTAAAACAAAGGAGAGAGTATAGAAAAGGTTATAGAAACTTGACTTGGTGAATTTCTTCAACTTTTTGGCATCATATTGTGAACAACCATCTGCCATGATTCTGAAAATCTTCTTTGTAATCTCTTTATCAACACTAGAGATATTCACTTTACCTGAAGGATAAGGACCAAGAACATCATCGAGGATGTCTGAATCATAACCATCATAGAAATTGTTATTGATATACATTAACATTTCTGAAACAAAGAGTGTGTCACCCTTATGGTCAAGAGAATACTCACCTGTCATACCAGAACCAATATGTTTAAACATATCACGAATATTGATATCATTCAAACACAACTGATTTAACCAACGATTGTTTTCGTTGTAATTGAGAATACGCTTTTCATGCTTTGTCATTGGCATCATACTGTTTGCAGTAATGAAGATGCGAGCAAGTTCACGCAAATCACCAGTTTTGTAGATAACTACAATTAAAGGTATATTCATCATTAAGTGATTTTGAATTTCTTCGGGAAGTTTTTCAAACTTACCTTTCACATCAATACCACCTCTTTCACCTTTGATTTGCATTGTAATTAATTCTTCTGGTTTGAAGAAGAACTCATTATCGAAATATCGAACAATCGTATCAATGCGATGCTGACCATCAAGCACAAGATATTCATAACTTTTATCAAGTAAATCTTGGAAGTATGCCAGATTTTCTTCGATAAAACGATAGTTCTCTGCGTTTGGTTTGAGTGATTTCTTTAAGTCCTCAACAATTGGTTTGATTTCCGCAAGTTGAAAACAATCTTTAACAGATGCACCATTAAATGCGGTAAACAAATACGAATTAACTTTCGCATCATGCCAACGCACCAGAAGTCTTTGCAACTTCTCACAGTCATAGAACAGTTTATTGTTCTTGTGTAGCCGATAAAGAAAATATGGTGATTTAATTTTAGCTTCACCACAAACTTTTTGTGTCAAATTTACTACATTGCTTTTCATACTAATCTCCTTAGAGAAATATTTAAAAATGGTAACCTTAGTTACCGCCTATCAAATCTAAGTCCTTGGACTTAGATGAGATTCTTTTGTCGATTAATCTTTTTCGTTTAATCGAGCAACCACATCAATCATAGATTCTTTAACTTCCCAAGAACCTGCAGCACCAGCAAATAGAATAGTAACTTTCTTTTCTTTGTTACCTTCTTTTGTTGCTACAATGGTTTCTCTTTCATACACATTAACAATATGGTTAGGATTAATTGCAAGGGTTTCATCAACATGACCTTCAACTGCATTGGTAAAATATTTAAATGCCATGATTATGCCGCCTCAAATTTAGAACCGGCTTCAGTAGAAATATAATACTGAAGTGGAACATTTTTGTTTTTGAAGTGTGAAACACCTTTTGAAGAAATTGCAACATCATAAACACCAGGTAAAACTTTAGTTAGATTTTCAGTTTTAAAAATCATTTTAAATTTGTTACCATTACCATCTGCAATTTCAAGTGCATCGGTGTGAGCAGCATCGTTTTGTAAATCAAGTGTGACGATACTTACTTTTTTACCATCAGATTCAATTGCAATGTGTGGAGAAGAAAGAACAGAAGCCGCACGGAGAACCCAATCAAAATCTTCTGAAGAAAATGTAAATTTGATTTCTGCTTCAGGCATTACGAATTGTTTCTCAGGAGGAGTAACAATCATTGTTGGTTCACAGAAACGATATTTAATCTTACTGCGACCTTTGTTACCAACAATCACAACATGTTTTTCATCAAACTCAAATGATGGGTCGTCTTTGTGTAAAGAAACAACCGACAAGAAATTGTTTAAGTCATACACACCAAAGTCAGCAGGAATTTCTTCCTTGATTGTAACTTCAGCAAGAATGTTTTTATGTGACGAGACAGTTTTAAGTGTCTTGCCTTGTTTAAAGAAGATACCTTGATTGATTGTTCCAAAGTTCTTCAATACAGATAGTGTTTCACCAGAAAGTTTCATTTAATACCTCATAATTAAGTTTTATCAATAGAATACAGTATATCATGTTCATACAGAAACATGAGGCAACAAAGTGCATGTGCCAAGTGATGTTTACCTGATTCTGTATCCATCTGTTCGCCTTCTTTCCATGCCCATAAATGCCTTTGTAATGCATCAAAATACCTGCGTTTGGAATCTGGAACATTTTTCCAATTATCAGGTTCGTATTTTTCTGCACCAAAAGTTAATACATCAACAGTTGCTTTTAATGCAAGTGGTGGAAGTAAACCATATTGTAGTTTACCGCCATCGAACTTGCGACCTCCCGTTGTAGCAGTTTGACTTGCTGTAACTAGGTCTTTTTTAATCATAGTTTACCTGTGTATTGTGCTACAGCAGGCATGTTGCCAGTAAACGCATATGTTCCAATATGTTGCGTTTTCATCCAAGGACACAAGAAGATTTTGCCACCCATTTTACGCCACATCTGACAGAACATATAATCTTCACTCAGATATCTGTCGGAACCACCTCCAACGATGGACTCTTTAGTGTCGATTACTGTATCAAAGTAAGCATGAATGTATCTTGTACCATCAAAATTAGCCTGGCCAACATGGTCTGGTTTGTATCGAATCATTGGATATTCTTTTTCCATTTTTTCAAATACTTCCCGTTTAACCATCATAAAACCTGTGCCGATTTCCATCACTTCAAGTGGTTCGGTAACAGTAAATTGTTTTGTGCCTTTTACAACATTGAAAACATATTCTCCAACTAATTGTTCTAGTTCTCTTGGTTCCATATTTGGTTGAGAACGAGCAGCTTGTGCAACATTACTCCAATTAATTGATTTTTTAGGATAAGGACCACCAATTACATCCTTGTCCAATGCCATACAGGCAAGAACATCTTGTGGATTGTAGTGAATGTCCGAATCAATGAATAATAAGTGTGTGTGGTCTGAGCGGAGAAATTCGTCAACTAGGTAATTTCTAGCTCGTGTGATAAGTGATTCATTGAACAAGAATGAAAACTTTGTTTCGATTCCATACTTGTTCATAGTTGTCTGTAAATCGAGGCTTGATTTGATATACAAACCATGTGCCATGCCACCATACATCGGTGTCGCAATAAACAGTTTATTTTTTCTTAATTTTTCTAATTCAACTTTAATTTCCATGACAACTCCATAAACGAAAAAGAGGAAGTGGTACCTATATGTATCACTTCCTCTATTACTTTTTACCCTAAATTAGGCAAAAGCACGCTCACCTTGTGAACGAACTGCAGCGATACCAGCGGCAACAATGCGCTTGGTAGGAGTGCCAAGACGATAGAAAGAAACTTTATCGCCACTAGCATTGATACGGCTATTTAAGTAAATAGCATGACCTTCGTTACGCAACTCATTAATGGTTGCAGAAGGATTTGCAACACCAAAAACAGACTGCATTTTTTGTGCGGTCAAGGTGTTATATTCGCTGTCTTTAGAAAGATATGCAAGAACTTTTTGTTTTGCTGATTTCATTACAAAATACTCCAATATTAAAATGGTCTCACTAGGTAAACATTTGAGAGGAGACCTTTCTCTCAAATTAAAAACAAGTATATCATATAGTGCGCTGGTTGTCAATAGATATACAGGTAAAGAATAAAAAACTCCCACAGTCTACCTGTGGGAGAAGTGCCGAACTACTATTAGAAAGGAATATCTTCCACTTTAACATCAACAGGTTCTTCAGGTTCGATTACAGGGGCAAGCAATTGTTCTGCCGAAGCACCTGCATCAACTTTGGTATATAAATCAACGAATGATGCCTTAGTATCGTCATCGAAACGATTTAAACAGAGGGTAATCGCCTTCATTTTATCACCAAAGATGCCATATGTTTCAACAATGTGAACTAAACGGCGGGTTGAAATCACTTCATCACAACCGCCATCGGCGAATGTTTTACGAATCACATCAGCCCATGTAACAAGTTTTTCAGCGAAATCATTATCGGCACGACCAACAGAGGTCAATTCTTTTTCGATAATCTTACGCTCTGTTTTAACAGGAGGAAATTCCTGTTCCATTGTAGTGCGGAATCTTTCTAAGAAGGCTTCGTTAAGCACATTGGTAAACATGTAACGACCATCGTCACTACCTTTACCTTTTGTATTCGCAGTAGCAAATACTGTAAAACCAGGTGCAGGTGTAATTAATTCACCTTTCTTTTTCAACATGAAGGGTTTACCTTCGAGAACCCGTTGCAAAGAAGAAAGGTTCTGAGCACCATAATCAATCTCATCGATACACAATACGGCACCTTGACGAGCAGCAGTGGTCACAGGACCATCACGCCATTCCATATTACCATCAATCAGAACATAGTTACCAAGTAGGTCACTTTCATCGGTTTCAGGTGTCATTGAAATGCAAACAAATTTGCGTTTTGCTTTGGCACATGCCTGTTCAATAGACATTGTTTTACCATTACCAGAATGACCAGAAATGAAAACAGGAAAGAATCTCATCGATTGAACGATTGAAAGAACATCATCAAAGTTACCAAATGATACATAATTTTTGTAAACATTAGGAACTAGGTTAGTATTGTCCAAATCAGTTTGGACATTTTGAATTTTGTGTTCAGATTTTTCAACTGGTCTTGTCATTGGAACAACCTGTGCTTGTAGTGCAATTGTTTGAGAAGGTTGTGCAACAGAGGCAGAACCAGGTACTTTGTAAACGCCACGCTTTACACGATTCACATCATCATTAGTGAACCAGTAAGGATGAGCAATATCTACTTTACTGCAAATTTCTTTAATTTCATCGGTCGTTACAGTAGGTTTACCAAGAGCAACAATTGCATTAATAAACTTTTCACGAATTTCGGCACGCTTAGTCATAATATAAAAACTCCTATTCACAATTTATACATCAATTTTAACACGGCTAATCTCAAATGTCAACCAGCCGTGTCGCATTTAAACAACACTCAGGCAGCAATGCCTTGAATGAACTTCGATACGAGCACTCGGTTAATTTGCTTCTTTTTATTCATTTTCATAAACGCAGTTTTCAACTTATTTGCGGTTACTTTACCTTCGATTTCAATTTCTTCTTCTTCGGTTTTCAGGTCATTACCACCGGCAACCAAGAAGAATGAATTGAAACCTTGAGTATTGGATACAAGGAACTTTTCTGTTTTGAATTGCTTTGTAACATCTTTCACTTTTTGCTCGATAGCATATTGTTCTTGCCAACGATTTGGGTCTCTACGGGTTTCTTCGTATATGTCAGCATAGGTTTTGCCATCAGCAAGAACATAACGATGGTTAATTGTACCACGAACCCAAGAGGGTCTGCCATCAGGAATCAGGAAGAAACCAAATACTTTAGAACCAGTTGTTTTCTTAAACCATTCAAGTGCAACTTGCATATACACATCACGATTCTTGTTATTAATCTTCATTTCAAAGTTATTTTTGGTATCACGGAAAATCACATTCTTGTTTACAGTATCAACACTACTATAACCCATCTTCTTAACTGGTTTGCCATCAGCATCGGTATAATCTTTTTCATCATTATAGTAATTTGTCCAATCAGAATCGCCATCGTGAACAATTACCAAACTGGTCATATCAAGATTGTTTGTTGCTTTGAATGTTTTCATCACTTCGGCAGTTGCAACAATTGCTTGAGTTAATGGTGTATTTGAAAGGTGTTCACTTTCAGGACGACCACAATCGCCACCATAACGACCACCTTCGAATGATTTTTTCAATAGAACCATATTACGCAAAGATGCATTGAACTCAGCATTGGTCATTTTGTTGTTGATATATTCACGCAAGAATACCGTATCTAAACCTAATGACTTGATAGGTTGTTCAAAACAATTTTTTCTGACTTTATTATATTCATGTTGTTGTTCATAGGTTGTGAGACCAAGGTCTTGCCAACGGGACTCAATTGAATCACCGAAACCATATACAACAAAAGGAATATTCACTTTGCGACAGAACATGGCAAGAACCAAAATCTGTTCAATTGAACCTGCCATATTGTTTGACATAGAACCAGACTTGTCGAGCAATAGAACCAAACCATGATTCTTACCTTTTGGTGTCAACATCACTTTACGGAAGATGTTATCATCAAATTTATATGATGCCAATTTATTAATATCAATATCGCCAGTATCAGACAATCTGGACTTACTGAAAGCTTTGGCAGCTTTACGCATTTCAAATTCTTTGGCAAGTA